CGTACATTGCCAGTGTACAATCATTCCTTAAGAAGTTTTGGAGCCTTGAAAACATACACCTCCAACAAGGAACCCCTGTGGTCTTCGCCTGTGGACTCTCCAATGTGGCGCTCGGAAAGTTGATGGCATCCTTCATGAAATTTGGGTACATCGCAGGTGCGGATTATGGCAAATACGACAGCAACCAAAAGTGGTTCCATTTCGCATCTGAAAAGGCACTCTACGAGGCAGCAGGCATCAGTAAGAAGGCAATGAAAGTATTCACCGACCAGTCAGACAACAATGCCACCGTGAAGATTGGGGGCAGGATAGCCATACGGGCGCGGTGGAAATACCGTCGGAACTCAGGTGACCCGAACACCACTCTCGGCAACTCTTGGCTCAACGCTGGGATGCTTCGATGGTCCATTGCCCAACTCTGTCAAACCAACAACTGGGACGTGAAGGACTTCATCATCGCTGTGGGCGGTGATGACGTCATGATAGCTTCGATCCATCCACCTGAAAGTTGGCGACCACACATCGAGAGCTCGTTACTGGACTCATTTGGGATGCCCACTGAATGGCAGGTTCCAGAGAACCCAATGAACGTCAGATTCATGGGGAGTACTGCCTACTATGATGGTGATCGGATCGTCGCTGGCCCATGCATTGAGCGGTTCCTACAGAAAGTGGGCTGGAGCTCAAGACCGCAAATCGATTTCATGGGTTGGAACAAAGGAGTGGCCCAAGCGTGGCTGGCAAGCTACGGCCATGTGCCTTTTGTACACGCCCTTTGTTCAAGCGTGTATAGGTGCTGCCTAGACGCTGAGGCTATTGAATGCACTGAGTACAAGTTCAAAAACCAGGAGAAGACTTGGTCACAACCAGATCCAAACAATTATCAAGTGATTGTCGACCAACTCAGTGACATCGGTTGCGTTGCAACCATACCAGCAGTTCAACGTTTCGTCCAGACGTTGGGCCTAGTAGACCAACTCCCTGCCTTGATCTCAGATCCAATCTGGGATCAATTGGCTTGGTGAGAGAACATGGACTTGGGCCGGTGTGAAAACTGACGATCTGTCGAAAGACAGTGGTTCTACAGGGCTGGCGTTACACCGACCGACAAATACAAAACGCCGAAATAGGAGAACGCACTCAGAATAAATCCTATATTTGACTCATGCTCAAAAGCTATGCCCGCAAAGCAAAACAGCCAGCAAAGAAGATCGAAACAGAATGGCGGCCAGAAAACACGAACGGCCACGGAAAAAGTGGTTGTGAATGTCGACCGACCCCAGAAATTTCGGACAAGCAACAGACCCTCTCGGAACCCAGCGCAACTGGGAAAGATGATAGTGGCACCAAGAGCGAAATCAGCGAGCCG